GCGTCTTTCGACGCTCTTTCAGCTCCTTTCTAGCTGTTTTTCTTGGAGAATCTTATGTCATCCCTCACGGTTTATCGCCCGCCCCTCATCAAGTATACTGAATGGTTTTCGTCTCCCGGATCCTACACTCCTGTGTTGGTGTCCGGTGGATCGACTACTATCAATAGAGATGACACTGTGCGACGCCCTAAGCCTAAAGGTGATATGCTTTCCTTGATCAAAGCTGGTACTAACGTGTCATCTGACGGTTCCTCATCCGTCAATGCGCAGTATCTGTTTACAGATACCGATGCTTGGCGTATGAGAACTATTTTTGATGACTATCCGTTAGCACCACCCCGCGCCGATGATATTAAGCTTATTGATGACGCTGACCTTATCCGTAATTCGCTTCTCGCCAAAGTAAAAGGCGACGCAGTGAATCTTGCGAACATGGTTGGCGAATATAAACAAGCTGCCGATCTTTTTGCGTCTTCTTGCAAGAAGATTTATCATTTAGCACAGGCTGTAATCAAGCGCGATCCCCGTATCCTCGTTTACGATTACTTCTCCCCATCGGGTCGTCCCCGCCGCGAATTAACGCGTCGTGCTCGCCGTGATGTTGGTAGAGTTTATCTGGAACTCGTTTACGGTGTATTACCACTTGCTCAGGATATGGATGGTGTTTTTAAAGCGATGAAACATCGTTTTGAATCACAACCTCTCCTTCGCAAGTATGACGCGCGTATTGTCCACAAGTATGAGAACTCTGACATCGTTTCCGGGACTTATTTACCCGGTAGGCGTCGTCAGTGGGCTAAACTTGTCACTTCTGGTGTAGCTGTTGCCGAAATTAATCGTGCAGAGCTACTCCGCGGTGTTGGACAATATGGTTTTACCAATCCTTTGTCACTTGCTTGGGAACTTACTCCATTCAGTTTTGTCATAGATTGGTGGATTAACGTTGGAGAGGTTTTATCCTCCCTCGATAACCCCACCTTCCTTGACAATTTTGTGGTGCAAGTCTCTCGCAAGTATCAAGGCAATACCGTAATTAAAGTTATGGACTCTAGTGGGACGTATACGGAATGGTTTAAGCAGAGGGATTCTCCTTCTACTGTACTCTATCCGTATGCTACGCTCCACCTGAAACCAAAAACTTCTTTACGTCATATTGCCAACGGCATAGCTTTGCTTACGCAACTACGTCGTTAGGGTATTCTTCTCTTCATTTTTCAAAAGGAAGTACACAATGGCAACCGCCGCATCCATCGTCATCAATGACGGGCAAGCAACTCCTGTTGCTGTCACCTTCGGGCCTGAAGCTGTCGCTCCAGCTCTGTCCTCGTTTTCCGACAAAACTGCAGGAGTCCCTCTCGGCTATCGCCGTATGAAGGTCTCCACCACTTTTGCTAGTGGTAAGAATGTCGTTAACCGCGGCAAACTTGCAATCGAGCTTCCGGTTGTACAGACCGTCAACGGTATTCAAAGTGTTGCTTATACTTTGCGTGCCAATGTTGACGTGATTCTTCCGCAGGCGTCAACTGACGCCAATCGTAAGGATCTATACGCGTTTCTCAAAAATGCCCTCGGTCATGCCCTGGTAACAGGCGCTCTCCGGGATCTCGATCCTATTTTCTAAGCTTTAGCTTTAGAAAGGACCTGCGATGTCAAAAACCCATAGGTCGAACCTTGGGTCTCGTGTTTTTAAACTCGAGATAGACGTATTCTTGAGACTTTGCGAGGCTGTTAATACACCTCGCGCGTTGTCTGGTTTCATGTTAGCTTCTGCTGGCGAATGGTCTCAGTATCTTCAGTTATCCAGTCCGGATACTGAATCTGATTCCTTCGCCGATGATCTCCTGATCACAGAATGTATGCGAAAGAACCCTCACCTCGATACTGGTATCGACAAAGAACTTGTCGCGACCCGTAAGTGGTGGGAGTCTGAGCATGCATGTGCTAACACGAACGAACTTTTATCTGCTTACTCCGATGGTAGAATATCATTCCACCCGGATATCGAACTTTTGTTAACAAAAACTCAAAAGATCATCGCAGATGTGCTTGGTCCCCTTAACAGGGCTAAGCTAAAGTTCGCCGAAAGCCGTTTCAGGTTTGGGCCAGGGAGCACTTCTTCGTGCTCTGGCAGTGAGGTGATTCTCTCAAGAAAAATGACATCTATACAAGATGTCACACCCGGGCTTTATCCTTATTGGCGTGCTATCACTCTGAACCATCCTGGCTTCAGCGATAGTAACACTACCATTTCTTTGGTAGCATACAATAAGGTTACATTCGTTCCAAAAGACAGTAAGACTGACAGAGCTATCGCTATCGAACCTCATCTGAACATCTTTGTTCAGCTGGGAATCGGTGCTCTGCTCCGTCGTCAGATGTCTTCTGCCGGACTTAACCTAGACACCCAAGCTGATATCAACCGGTATCTTGCTGGGCGTGCTATGCGTTTTGACCTTTGCACAATAGATCTCGCCAGCGCATCTGATACTATATCATATGAGCTCGTGAAACTGCTGTTGCCGGTCGATTGGTATAGCCTTCTGGACACCGCCCGTTGTGAGTATTCACTCATTGACGGTCAGGAACATAAGCTGGCTAAGTTCAGTAGTATGGGAAACGGCTTTACGTTCGAGCTTGAGTCCTTAATCTTTTGGGCCCTCGCACGCGCGTGCGGTGACGATAATGCTGTCTCCTTTGGAGACGACATTATCTGCCATCGTAGCATTTCTCATACTCTGATCCGGATACTGAACCTCCTCGGTTTCAGTGTGAACGAAAAGAAGACGTTCTTGGCAGGACGCTTCTTTGAGAGTTGCGGCGAAGACTACTGGAATGGTGTCAACGTACGTCCTTTCTATCTGAAAGGTACGTATGAAGATTTCCAACTTGCAGTCATACGAATCTGTAACAAGATTCGGCTCTACGCTCGCCGTCGTAACCTTGGTTTTGGTTGTGATGTGCGTTTTCTTCGTCCTTGGTTATACTGTTTTCACAGAGACCCTGTCGCGAGTAAAACTTACATCCCCCTTGGCTACGGGAACGACGGCCTCATCAGAAATTTTGATGAAGCAACACCAAGCATTGCCAAAAGAGGCTTTGAAGGCTTCATTGGCCGAGTCTGGCGACGAAAACCCTTAAAATCGAAGAAAACTTCGGTTCTAGGGGCATACGTCGCCTCGCTCGCGTTTGGTGCCTCTAGCGAACCCGACTGTTACCCGTCCAACAAGACTGGTGCCGTTGAGTACGTCAGAGGAGCGAGTGTGCAACCCTCGTTGGCCTCTCAGCTCGTGAAGAACTGGGAGGGACCGGGGGCATGGTGTAGGTTTTAATCACACCGTGCTTTGATAGCCAAGTAAGGCTATCTGGTTTGTTTCTTTTTCGTCTC